TACGCCGGGCGGCCTTACCTATTGGGGTGACGCGAGCGGCAACACCCGATATGTGCAAGGGTCCGGGCCTGCCGTTACGACAATCGGGTCGTTGGCTGCCGTGGATTTCACCGCATCCGGTGCGGCCTTGACCAACATTTCAGCCGACCCGAATTGGAATTTTTCCCTTGCCGGTCAGACACTGATTACGGTCTGGGGCGTTGCGTCGTTCAGAAGCTCGACCGGGGCGTATGGTGGGTTCGCTGCCTATGGCAGCACTAATTCTGCAAACTCCTACGACGCTGGCTCTACTTGGCTTGGCGTCGTTCGCGACAACACCAACAATGCGCTAAGTGGCGCTGGCGGAACTCCAGTCTCTTTAACGCCGGGCGCAACGCCTATTTACCGCTTCTGCACGGTCTGGGATGGAACGAACAGCAAATTCTATATTGATAACGTGCTGCAAAACACGACGGCGTTTACTGCGGCGCTGACGGGGCCGGGGCCGCCCACAGGACTTGAACGCTTAATGGTTGGTGCCGGAATTAACGCTGGCGCTCCTGCGTTCTTGTGGGACGGTAAACTTGGCGAATTTACAGTAGTCGTCGGCATCGTGCCGACCGACTACCAGCTCGCCTGCTATGACCTCAACCTCAAGAACAAATTCGGATTGTAAGGGGGTCGGAACATGGGCTTCATCTTTGCCGCCGGCGAGCCGCCTGCATCCGGTGAGATCGGAGACATTGTCGCGACCGGCTCGATCACGCCGCGTTCATTGCCGGATCGTTTCAAATCCCCGTGGGACGTTAGAGATTTCGGCGCGATTGGTGACGGCGCATCGCATGCGTTGAACACGCGATTTGGTTCGCTTGCTGCTGCGAGGCTTGTCTATCCGTTCGTCACTGACCTTGCCGACGAGATTGATTGGGCGGCCATTCAACACGCCTGCAATCAATGGGCTTGCGAGAGTTCAGGCAACTTCTTCGCCAACCAGCGCGGCGGCGTTTATATCTCGCCGGGCACTTATATCGTCAACCGGGCTATCTCCTTCTCCGGTTCGACCTTCTTTGAAATACCAATCGCCGATTGGACGCTCGGTGGTCCGATCACATTCACCAAGACGGCGCACGGTCTACCGGCTGGGACGGGTGTTTCCATCGGACCGGCGAGCGGCACTTTGCCAAGCGCAATGGCACCGCCATGGACAACTCACTATTGGGTGATGGAGGACGGGCTAACAGCAAACACCTTCCGGCTTTCCACAACTCCCGGCGGCGGCGGCACTGCAATCACCTGTGGAGCGGCGGGGACTGCGACAAATTTCTATTTCGGACAGTACATCCAAGGTCAGGGACACATCTACGGCGAGCGTGGCGCGAGCGTTCTCAAGGGTAATTTTGATGGGTTCATATTCGACTACCCTTCCGAGGTTGGCGATCTCTACAGCGGACTTATAGAGGGTCTTTGCTTCTACAACGCTCACGGCACTGGTGGCGGCTGCATTCGCTGGTATCGCGGCAATCAGGCCATCATCAAGAACTGTGAGGTTAAGGGTTTCTACGGGATCATCTTGCAGGGCGCGATAGTCGAAGAATGCAATATCGAGAGCATCATCGAAAGTGTCGTGTTTAACGGCAATAGTCCTTCCTCAACAGCGTGGCTGACCTACGGCATTGGCTGCACCATCGGGCCAAACTGTCGGCTGTGGAATTGCACGTTCATGCTGTGGGATCAGGCGATCATCATGGGCGGCTCGCAATGCGGTGTCTACACTTGCCGATTTGAAACGAATAATTGGGCGATCAAAGCCGGGCGCTACGTTGTCTTTAACAGTTATTTCGAGAACCCACACGCGCATCACGGCAGCGTCATCGAGAACATTTCATTCGAAAGCAACATCATCGATATCCGCATCACGAACGCGAACGGGCTGAAGGTCCGCGATGTCATTTCGCAGATGAACCACATCGTAGGCATCCACGAAGGCAAGTGTTCCCTGTCGCTGCGATCAGCGTCGAACGTGTTTATTGAGAATTATGTCATCAGTGGCACGGGTGTTCCACCTTTTGGTGGCATCTATTTTGACGGAGACATGGCGGGACACGAACAACGCTGCACGTTTATCGATGTGCGGAATGGGAAGGGCGTCGTTGTCGCGTCCGGTGCCGAGGATATGAGCGGAGTGTCGTCGATCCGCAGCCTTGGCGTGACCACGAGCTACTTCGGTCCTGTAACGTGTACGATTGATCAGCTCGCGACCGTCGATAACTGGTGCCCTGTCGGCACCACGCGATGGGTCAACAACGCTTCTCAATCCATCACGACGGCTTGGGGCACCGTGCTTTCGACCACGCCGGGCGGCAACACTTGTCCGTATTTCTTCAGCGGTTCGAACTGGCACGTCGGCATCGGTCAATTCTGAGGTGAAACCATAATGGCCGCCGCACGACGCGCCAAAGCCACCAGCATGCTGCTGGAGCAAGTCAACGCGCTGGCTCCCGACCGCAACAAGTCGAGCGACGGCTGGATCGGCGACGAGGCGCATGCTTCGCGCAAGAGTGACCACAATCCCAACAGCAAGGGCGTGGTGCAGGCGCAGGATTTCACGCACGATCCGGCGAACGGTGCCGACAGCTACAAGTTCGCCGAGCTGCTGCGGACCAAGAAAGACCCGCGCATCAAGAACGTCATCAGCAATTATCGCATCTTCGCCGGAAACGCCGGGCCGAACCCTTGGCTGTGGCGCAAGTACACCGGCTCAAATCCACACTCGCTGCATTGCCATGTCAGCGTGATGGACACCGCTTCGCTGTACGACGACGCCAGCGAGTGGGACTTGGGTCAGGGCGGCGCGTTCGTCCCCGATATGACGGCCTCGCCGATTGACCTCCCACGACTGCGGCAGGGCGACAAGGGCTACTATGTCGAGATGATGCAAACCTGTCTGCGTCTGCCGGATCGGGAGCGGGACAGGGAGTTCGGCAAAGAAACCAAGGTCGCGGTGCAGCAGTTTCAGCGCGACCACCGACTGAAGGATGACGGCATCGTCGGGCCATACACTTGGAAGGAGCTGCTGCGACCGTGGGCGGAAGAGGTCGAGCTGAGCGACCGCACCGCGCCGGATCGGGTCGGCTAGCGTTCGCGAGGCTTCACCACCACCTCGCCGTTGAACCGCCGCCAGCGGGTCATTGTGCGCGGGCGTGGACCGGCTATTCTCTTGCGCTTCACCCGGTACGTCCTTGCCTTGAAGGCGACGTCCTGCGCGGTCTTGGCCTTGTGGCACCACTCATGTACCGGCTGCAGATTAGTCTCGCGGTTCGCTCCGCCAGAGATCAGCGGATAGCGGTGGTCCGTGACGTAGTCCTTCGCCAGCAGGATCGGCGCGGTGCAGAGCTGGCAGATGCCATCGTAAAATTCAAACACGCGGACGCGGACACGATCTGGTATTTTTGTATCGGGTGTCTTTCCGATCCACTCAGGGATTTTGCGCGGCATGCTTGCGAGCCAGAGCGGCTCTCTCTTCGCGTTTGACGTTGGACGGATTGCGCCGCCAGCGTTTCTTGTAGGCCAGAACCCGCTTCGGGTTCGCCTTCCGCCATTTCTTGCCGTACTCAGGGTTGAGTTTTCGCCAGCGCCGTTGTGCGCGACGCTGGCGTTGCTTCTTTTCAGCTTCGGTGAGAAGCCGTTTCTTAGGCAAGGCGACGACGCCTGAACCAGCTGAAGCCAAGCAGGCCAAGACCGGCCAGCATGGACGGCACAATGGCACCGACTGCCGGTCCCGGCACAGGCAACGTGTTCGGCAGCAGGAAGAAACTGTCCGGTCCATCGTTGGCGTTGGTAATTCTTGCGAAGAAGCCGATCCTGTCACCCACATTGATGCCAGCCAGCGAGAAGCCGGATAGCGTATAGTCGGGGAACCCGGTGCCGTTGTTGAGCGGGGCGATGCTCTCACCGCCCGGTCCCGGCGAGTAAACCGCCAACACTTGCTGGGTCGTAAAGTTCAGGAACCAGAAGCTCTCCAAAATCTGGTTGGAGGTTCCGGCTTGGTTGCTGTCGATCCCGACGGAGAAGGTCAGGCTTCCGGCGAGCGCCAGCAGGAATGCCGAACCGGCGTCGAGCGTGTAGCCGCTGGTCAGGCCGCCATACTGGTCGGGGCCAAGCGAGCCGCCGACCACCGACGTGCTGAAGTACGGCAGCGTCGTCAAATTCCCTTGGTTGCCAAACAAATTATATCCGAAGCCTGTCGGCTGCTGCGGCTGCGTCGCCCCGCAGATCAGGCATGGCAAGTTGGTGACCTGTTGACCGGGCGCAGTTGGCGCAAGTGTCAGCGGAGCTGCGCCAGCCAAACTCCAATCGATGCCTCCGAGAATGTCGGCCTTCGCGCCGCTGGCAAGCGCAGCGAGCATCGCCGTCGCCAGCAATAGCTTCTTCATTGGATTGTCCTGTGGGTTAGAGGGTTCAGCGTCGGTACTATAGTACACCTTGTTCCATATTTACTTCGTCCATCAACAAATCAGGGTCGATGCCGAGGTTCAGGTGTATTTCGTCCAAGCATCTGGAGACAAAGGATTTAAAGGCGATCTCCCCCATGCTGGCGAAATTGATGCTTTTTGGAAACAGGATCACCTCGCCGGTCAGGGCGGGCGACGCCTCGCAGTGGCCGGTCGCCATTTTGAGGGCGAACAGCAGCTCCTCCTCGTTCTTCCAGCGCATGTCGGTGTTGTCGATCACCTTGCGGAGCAGCGCGAAGAACCACCTGTGATGCTTGACGTTGCGGGCGAGGCGGATGCTGACCACGACCTCCGCATCCTCTGGAACGCCGTGGATCACGTCGTCGGCATGAAAATCGGCGGGGACCAATGTCCCCGCCTTCCGTTTCATCACGACGCCGTTGAGGTCAGACACGGTCTGCCTCAGTGCGTGGCCGTTCAATCTCCTCATCCCAGATCACCTGATGCTCCGCCAGCTTATCACCGTTGCTTTCCTTCGCCTTGGCGATGGCGCGTTCCAGCGGCGTCTGCTGCAGCTCCGGTGGTGGCGGAGGAGGCGGCGGCACCAGATCGAGATCGGGGACGATGTCCTCGATCTCCTCACGGATGCCGATCCCCTTCATCACGTCGGCGAAGCCGTCGCGCAGCGCGAAGGCCCGCGCCCGCATCTGCAGCATCCGGTTCGGGTACTGCTGCCATGTCCCCGGCTTGCCCCAGAGCTGCGCCTTTACGGCGTCGGACTGGGAGAACGTGCGGGTCAGTGGCGTCTCGCCCCGGCGCTTCACGGTGCAGGATGCGACCATGACCACGCCATCAGTGGTCAGCTTCTCGTTGAACCGCTCCAGCAAGCCTGATGCGCGAACCACGCCCAGCGCCCCGTCGCCGTACAGCGACGGCTTGCCGTTGATCACTGCGATTGATTGCAATGCAGTCATTGGGGCGAGGCCGACCTCCAGACCATGCAGGATGATGACGCTGGCCTTCTCTTGCGTGTCTGCACCTTTCGGCGCGAGGCCGGATTGCGTGACGGCACCGGCAATGCGCCAGACCTCCTCGAACGTGGTCGGGATGATCGGCAACACGCCGCCGCCTCTGGCGTAGAGCTGCGGCCTCACCTTGACGATCTCTGTGTCTTTCTCGTCGGGCACTGTTCTCTCCTATGTTGCGATTTCGGTTTCGATCTTGACCGTGCCGGGGAGGGGATTGCCCCCCCGGCAGGCCGTATCCGCGAGACGCTGTACCAGCCCACGAACTTCTACGATGTGTTTGACGCAATTGATCAGAGCATCGTAATCCACAATCTTCGCACTGACCTTGGTCCGCAGCGCGACGGTTCTTTTGATGCTGCCTGCGCCGATCTTGGGCTGCTCAAGGTACTGCTCGACGCCCAGCTCTCGCGCCTTATCTGCTTCGGCCTCCGCGTCACGGCGCAGCTGAACGAGGAACGGCGTCACCACCTTGGCCTTGATCTCCTGCTTGGCTGTAGCGGCACGATCCCGCAGCGGAAACCAGCGCCTGTCCACGATGCGACCGGCGATCAGCGACGGCTCCTTCTCTTTCTTGTGGATAGTGTTCACCCGCTTCTCGATCTCGGCGATCATGTTGGCGAGATCGGAGGCGCGGTCGGCGTTGTTCTGATCCTGCGCCGGTCCCGCGTCGATCAGCGCCTTGGCCTCGCGTTCCAAATCCTCCAGCCGTGCGGTCACGCCCTCCATGCTGTCGTCGTCGGGGGCGCGGTTGCTCTTCGCCGCCATCTCATGGTCGTTCGGCCAGCGCCCGTTGATGATGCGGGATTGATAATCTTCGTGCGACACGGCGTTGTCGCAGCAGCTCGTCCAGACCACGTCGCCTTTCATGGCGACACCGTTGACGACGCAGACCAGATTACTGCCGTGCCAGAAATAGCTGACGGCATCGTCGGGTCCATCCTTGCGGCGCATGCGGTAGAACCCGGCATGCATGTTGCCGTCATTCATTTCCGATTTGTTGATCTCGCCGCGCAGCGCCCGGTGCCAGTACGAGTAGTCGCCTTCACCGTATTTCAGTGCGGTCATGTCAGCCTCCCACCACGATGGCGAACACTGCCACGGCGGCGACGAATGTGCCGATTGAGATCAGCTCGAAAAGTGTGTGGAACATGGGTAATCCCCCGTTTATTGACTTGATGCCCGTCATATAATATGAAATCCCCTGTCATAGCAAATGGAAATGTGGACAATGCAAACGTCCCCTAACAAAAAGTTAAAGCGGCTCGACAGTGTCGAGGCCGTGTTCAATGCGCTGGGCGATACCCACGACGTCGCCGCCCTTGCCGAGGTGCCGTACCGCACCGCGCTGAACTGGAAGAACCTCTACGACCGGCTCCCGGCCAGAACGTACAGGCTGATACAGGATCGGCTGGCGGAGAAGGGCTACGTCGGCGACGACGATCTGTGGGGCATGATCTGATGCCGCACATCAATCGCAATCCGAACTGGACGCCAGAGCGGCTGCAGTATCTGCGCGACAACTACAGGACGATGCTGGCGGCAGACATCGCAAAACATTTTGACGGGCTGTTCACGCGCAACGCCGTGATCGGCAGGGCACGTCGTCTCGGCCTGCAATCCGATCACCGGATGCGACCGGCGCGTCGTGGCCCGAGGCCCGGCAAGCTGACGACGACGAAGAGCAAGATCAGTCCAAGGGGCATCATCGTGAAGCGGGAGAAAAAGATGGACGAGATCAAGCTGAAAGTTCTGCGCGGCCCCGTGACGTTCATGCAGCTGGAGAGCTGGCATTGCCGCGAGATCGTGCGCGACAAGCCGATCATGTACTGCGGTCATCAGAAGGCGCAGGGCAGCTCGTACTGCCTTGAGCATCACAACAAAAATCACACGCGCATCGGTCACAGCAAGGTGGAGAAATACTATGGCCTCTGACGTCACGACCGCGCCGACCAACGGCGAGCTGCCTGCGGTTCGCGAAAGCCTCGTCGCCCAAGCCGAACGGGTCCACCAAGAAATCTTGCACGACCGGGACACCATCCGGCGGCTGCTCTCCGAACGTGACACCACCATCTCCGGTCTGAAGGCGCAGCTGGAGGTCGCGGAGCTGGCGATGAGCCAGATGGCAAACCGCACTGCCGACATGATGGCGGCGCGAGATGAAGCCGTGGCCCGGCGGGCCGAGGTCGAGACTGTGCTGGGGTCGATGATGGCGATAGGCCGCGCCTTCCGCATCCAGAACGAACCGCTGATCAAAGAGGTGGAAGATGAGAAGATTGTCTCCCCTCCTGCTGCTGCTGGTGTCAATCATTCCGACGTTGGCTGACGGCGCTGCTGTGCAGAGGTCGTCGTGCATGACGCGCAGCGAGGCGAGACAAGTTTACAAGCACCGCTACCTGTACTGGTCCGGTGGGCCGAATGGGCAGCGGTGTTGGAGTGATCGACGGCGCGACCGGCGCATCGTGTTCGTGCCGGTCAAGGCGATGGCGCATGAGCCGCCTGCGCCGCCTGCGCCGCTGGAGATATCGACGGATGCGGTGGCGGATATGATGCCGCCGCTGAAGGTTTCACCAATCGAATGGCGCTGGCCCAGATGGGAATGATCGAATGATCTGTAAAAAATGCGGCAAGGAAATGCAGATGGGTTACGGCCTCGCGGGTGGTGGCATGGGTCCGTATTTCTACTGCGAAACCGATAACTGCGACGGGTTTGAAAAATTCCAAGACCCTGAAATGGAACAGCCCAAGGAGTGAGCATGGACGCGATGTTCAAACCGTACCGTCGCAAGCAGATCGCCGAGCTGCGAATGTACATTCCCGGCGAAGGGCTGACCGGCTCTCTTGAGGGCGTCAGCATCTCTGAGCAGGATAAGATTGCCGGTTCGCCGAGGCCGGGCGACATGATTGCGAGGAACCCGAAGAACCACAAAGATCAGTGGCTGGTCGCGAAGCAGTATTTCGAGGACAATTTTGAGCCAGCGGATGCACCGTGCGTGTACCATGCGAGGCCTCTTCCACAGCCATCCAATTTTGTTCCGACGAAGGATTTTGCTAGCGGCGTGTGGTGTTCGACGCACGGCTGGGACTGCCCCAACAGTAAGGGGCAGGGGGTGGAGACGGTATGATCACCGAGCTGCGCGACTATCAGGTCGAAGCCATCGACGAACTGCGTGAGGCGGTTCGCGACGGGCACCAGCGCGTCGTGATGCAGGCCCCGACCGGGGCAGGCAAGACGCTGGTGGGGGCGGCGCTGATCGACAGCGCACTACGGAAAGGCAAGAGGGTCTTGTTCGTGGTCCCGGCGTTGTCATTGATCGACCAGACGGTCGGCGTCCTGCAGGCCGAGGGCGTCGATGACGTCGGCGTGATGCAGGCGATGCACGAGATGACGGACGGACGCTGCAAGGTTCAGGTCGCGTCGGTGCAGACCTTGAGCAAGCGGCAGTTTCCTGAAGCGGACATCATCATCATCGATGAGGTGCATCGCTGGTTTCGGTTCTACGGCAAGATGATCTTGGACCCGGCGCACAAGGGCAAGCCGATCATTGGATTGTCGGCCACGCCTTGGACGCGGGGGCTTGGATCGTATTTCACAAAGCTATTGCAGCCGGTGACGACGCAGGCGCTGATCGACGACGGCTGGCTGTCGGATTTCAAGGTGTATGCGCCCAGCTCGCCCGATCTCAGCAATGTCCGCACGGTGGCAGGCGACTACCACGAGGGCGATCTTGGCGTGGTGATGAACGAGCAGAAGCTGGTAGCCGACGTGGTGCAGACGTGGCTGGAGAAAGCACAGGGGAGGCCGACGCTATGCTTTGCGGTGGACTGTGCCCATGCCAGAGCTTTGCAGGAACAGTTCATTCGGGCGGGTGTCTCTGCGGAC